CTCGGGCACCGTGGTGACCGAAATGCTGTTCGGATCGATGAGGACGATCTGATTCCTACGGGCAAAGATGTCCTTGTTCCTCGGGATCACCGTAAGGGAGAGTTCGGTCTTCCCATCGTCAAGGCTTTCGATCTTGAGGTTGCGCAGGAAGATCTTGCCCGTCTCGTAATCGATGCTTCCCGTGTTCCTGTTCAGGAACACCTTGGTGCTTCCCACCTGCTTGTAGATCCTGATGTTCCCGTATCCGTCATCGTCCACGAAGGCATCGACCACGGGCTTGACCGTCGCAGACGATGTCGTGTCTATGTGCCTGAAGATCTCGCTCGACAGGATCGGGGTGTATCCGTCCACGGGATGCAGCAGGGGATTGTCGAAGTTGATGGCGTAGGGCGCAGCCCTGCCGAGGCTTGGCTCAAACCTCTTCGTGAGGGTGATGTCCGTGCTGTTGGCATTGATCGCCCCCGAAGAGCCGTCGATGGTGGATGAGAACTTCGACATTCGGAAGTTCCGCTGAAACAGACCGAGGTAGGAATCTGCGAAGGTCTTGATCAGTTCGATCACCCTCGACTCGACACCCGTGCTGTTGAGAGTGGTCTTCGATTCATCGTAGTAGACGGTCACCGATGGATTGATGTAGAGAAGATCGGGATCCACCACCTCGGGGGTGATGGTCACTAGGTTCTTCTCGCCGAGGATGGTGTTCTCAATCGCTCGCTTCTCGGCTGTCGAGAGCCTCGACCCAACCCTCGGCTTGATGGAGATGAAGACCTTGCCGTACTGCGGCGGATCGTTCTCCTCGCCGCCCCAAATGAAGAACGAATCAGCCCTCTGCGCATACTCACGCCCGAGGATCGCCTTGTAGTCATCCGTGGTGACAGCCCTGTCCTGCGCCTGATAGTTGCGGGGAGCGTAGAACCTGATCGACTCGGTGTCCTCCGAGTCCTCGCCGCCGAAGGAGATCTGCACATCCCCCGCATCGTCGGTCTGAATTTTGACCTCCGTCACACGGGAATCGTTGCAGGTGATGGACCGCTTGACCGTGGTCTCATCGAAGCCGATCCCATTCCCCTCGCTCCCGTTCGTGACGAGATAGCGCACGGTGACGATGTTGCCGTTCTCGACCGCCTTGCCGACGATCCCGTCCCCGAAGTAGATCTCCCACAGACCTTCACGGCTCTCCTGCACGAAGAATGCGTTAGAGGTCGAGTTTAGTTTGTTGATGTCGGTCGCCCGAGTCCATAGTTCCTGAGACCCCGTGCTGTCGGTCTGCGAACGCTGAACGAACAGGACTATGGTGTCAATGTCCACGCTCCTGTCGGGGATCGTGAACATGGCATTGGTCCCGCCCTGCGTGTTCGCAACGAACGAGATCTGCTTGAGATAGCCTTGGTGGATAACGATGTCCCTGACGATGTTGTCCCCGCCCCTGCGAACAGCCTTGTAGTTGTCGAGGTTGACGAAGTTGACGCTCTTGCCGTTCGTGTCCTTGCCTCGGAAGATCGTACCCCTATCGATGAACTGCTTCCCTTGGATGACCGTCTGCGTGAAGACCGTGTCCACACCGCCTGGAGTGAGGATCGCATCCACCACAAGACGAGCCGCCTTCTTGGATCGGGGGGTGTAGCCGAGGTGCTTGGCGAGAGAGACCACCGACTCCCTGATGGCGGCGGAGTCGATGAACGACTCGTTCGCAGCCATGTTGGCGTAGAACGCCTGATAGTGGGTGTTGTACGAGAGGAGGTCGAGGATGATGTTGAGGGACGCTCCCTCAAAGTCGTAGTCCTTGAACTGCTCCTGACCCCGAAGGAACTCCTTCAGGTTCGCCTTGATCTCGTCAAATCCGAGTGCGTTGATGGGTGTGTTGGAGGTGTTTCTCATCTCAGCCTCGTAACGGCGACGGTGGTCGAGAAGACCCGCTGCACATTCTTGATCGTGAAGCGAATCGTGATCCTGATCTCGTTCCTATCTATGACATCCGCCACATCAACAACGGCGGTGTTCACACGGGGCTCGTAGTTGCGGATGGTGTCCGAGATCCTCTTCTTCACCTCAATGACGGTGAGGGGATCGACCAACTCAAAGAGCATGTCCTGTATCCCCGAGTAGATCTCGGGATGGAAGGGCTTCTCGTTCCTCTTGAGGAGGATGAGGTTCTTGAGTGCCCTCTTGATCGCCTCCTCGTCCCGCCGCATCGCAACATCTCCCGACAGGGGATTGCGGTCAAAGTTGATGTCGAGGTCCGAGGATGTGTTCTCTACCTTAGCCATGGTCACCTCAATGCGAGTTCAAGTTCGATGTACTCCCTTGCCTGTGCGAAGATAATCTCAAAGGTGTCCTGCTTGGATGGTGTCTTCTCCGCATTGAACCACTCCAAAACGATGAACCCGATGCACAGGTCTTCTTTCATAATCGGAAGCACCGAGTATGCCATGATGCCGTTGGCGTTGTTGTAGGAGCGAAAGTACCCCTCCTTCATGTCCATCGACCAATGGAGACTCGGTAGGTCCGACCTCATGGTTTCGATCAGATCCCAAAACATGGTTACGAGAATGTTCTGTAGGTTGGCACCGTCATAAGGGATGCCCCTCTCGCAGGACTCATGGGTCACGCTGAACTTCTTCATGGGTGTCCCGTCTAGGAACTTGCCCCCGTTGTGAAAGTGACCGATCCTCGCCCTGTCCGCACCCGTCTTGATCCGAAGACTAGTAAGCATCTCATGGACGCTTGTATGCTTGCTTTGGAAGGAGGAGTTTTTCGGATTGATCGATGCCTCCTCGACCGCCTTCCTCTCCTGCACCTTGATCTTGACCTTGGTGTAGAAGATCCCTGCGGCGATGCCGCCGAAGACTCCAGAAACCGCAATCCCGAAATCGAACCAAAATGACAGGTTTGCCCACATTCCCGTTAGCCCCCGCAGAATACATTGTTGCTTCCCCTAGCGCATGCGGAGCCGCAATGCACGGGATCCCCGACCCTAGCCGCAGGACGGCTATTGACGAAGACGGAGGACGATCCCTCCGCCGTCTTGCTGCTATGGCAGGATGGACCGCAGCAATGCGTAGCCCAACCATCGCCCTTCCTGTGCCACCCGAGGCTGTTGACGAAGACATTCCCCGATCCCTCTATGTTGTTCCTCGGGGGGAAGCATGAGTGACCCGAGCAGATGTCGGTATGTCTGTGTGCGGCTGGCATACTTCTCCCTTATGGACAGTTGTCGGAGAAGTATCCCCTCTCCTTCATAGTGGTGAGGTACTCCTCGTTCGTCACAGGCTTACCATCGATGAAGAACTGATTCCTGATATTTAGGATCAACTCATCCCTGTCCGATGACCAGTTGTTCATCGTCTTGATCGTGAACACACCGTCGATGTATCTTGTAGTTGGTGCGGCGGAGTCGAACGCCCTCGCCGTGAAGACGATGTCCTTGTCGATCCCGAACCCGCCCTTGTGAAGAGATGCGGATCCCTTCTCCGCATAGTTGTTCTCGGTGAACTTCTTTGGTCCCTGATCCCCGTAGTCGAAGCCAAACACCGCCTTCGCCTCCTCGGCAAGTGGATCCTCGGGCAGACCCTCGGGAGGAACCCCGAACTCCTCGGGGAAGATGTCATCAAGGTCATCGATCCTGCCAAACAGGTTGCCCGTATCGATGTTCAATGTCATGCTTGGCGGGAATGTGCCGCTAACGATGGCGAACTTCAGCGATCCTCCCGTAGTCGGCAGCGATCCTCGCTGAGAGACATAGGTAGCCCTGAGCCTCGCCGAAACGGAACAGGACTCGACCTTGTCTCCGTCACGCAGGAACCGCTGCTGCTCGTAGACGGGTCGATTCGGAAATGTCTCGTTGTAATCCTTGTTGAGGATGGCGGGGGACAGCCATTCGATCTCGTCGTAGATTGACGATGTCGAGTTGTCCTGATCCTTGATGTTGAGGGCTCCGAACTCCCTCTCGGGGTAGTAGAACTCTATGGGGTTCTGTCCCGTCATTCCGAATGCCATCAGAACTCTCCCGAGTCGATGGTGTCATCAAGGCTCCTCACCGTGACATCGGGGGATTCGATGACGATGTTCGGGTCGGTTCCATAGGGAACGGGCTCGGGCGTGGGTGCGGGCGTGGGTGCGGGCGCAGCCGCAAGCGCAGCCCCGAGCGCAGGTGCGCCCGCAGCCGAGGCGGCGACCTGCAACGGATCGACCACGGGACGCTTGCCGCAGGTGATCGTGGGGACGCTCCCTTGGATCGCAGCACCAAGGTCGCCGATGGCATCCCCAATCCTGCCGACGATGTCGGTGATCCCCTCCGAGACAGCCTGTAGGGCGGGGAGGGTCACGCCGTTGATCGCAAGCATGATGTCGTTCAGGCTCGGGATGCCTTCTCCCGCACCGCCAAGATCGATGTCTATCTCAGGGAGTTTGCTCATAAATCCGCAGATGTCGATGTCGGGCACCTTGGCAAGGTCCCCACGCTGCGCCGTCAACTCGTTCAACGACTGCTTCGACTCCGTGAAGTCGGTAGCCACGGGAGGATTGACCATGCCCTTGATCGAAACATCCTCGCTCGTCACGGCAGACACCTTCGCCTCCGCACCGAGTTTCATGTAGTTCTCGGTGTTTCCCTCCGTTCCACTAGGAATGGTGACAGCACCCTGAGTCGCAGCGGACTGCGGGGTGTTGGATACGGGTATTCTGTTGGCGGGAGCATGAAAACACATGTCTTTTCCTCCGTCCTGCTAGTCCTGTCTCCTCGACTCGTATTGACCGATCCTCTGTACGAGTAGCCTCTCTTGGTCGGCGGAACTGCCGAAATCGGTCAACCGCTTCGGCCTCTCCACCAATAGAGCGACCTCATCGTCGCTGTAACCAAGAAGAAGTTCGATGGGTTTGGAACGCAGACCTGGATATTTGTTCCTGATCCTGTTCCTGTCCTCTTCAAACAGATCCTCCGCCTTCTCCTCTGCTTGTGGTCTTGTCGGTGCGGGTGGAAGTTCGGGCGGTGTCGGCGTAGGTTCCGTATTCGTGACCTTGGGATCGGGTGGGGTGAATGCGTTGATGAGCGAGTTGACGAAGCCCCGCAACTTGTCCATGAATGTGCTGACCTCGGATGCCTTCTCACCCTCGGGATTGAGATCGATGCGGGGTGCCATGATGACCATGTTCCCTTCACTCGACAGGGTGTATGTCCCCCCGACCTTGTGTAGGGCGTTCCCCTTCACCTCGGTGGTCATGTTGCCGTTGACGAGCATCTTGACATCGCCAAGGACCTCAATCTCAAGGTCCTTCCCCATCTTCACCTTGAGCGTCTTGTCGGCGTTGAACGATGCGTTGCCCTTTACCAAGACCATCTTGTCGTTGAGCGTGATGTCCCATGCGTTGCCCACGACCTTATGGACCTCGCTGCCCTTGGGATGGATCTCCGTGAACGAGCCCGAGCAATGGTAGAAGTGAAGCCTCTCCGCCCTCGGGGTATCGTCGTATTCGATGATGTGACCCGCCTGAGACTCGTACACATTGTTGAACGGATAGACGGCTGCATATGGGGTCTCGGGCTCGGACCAAAACCCATAGAGTGCCGTCGAGCATCGCTCAAGGCTCTCACGCTTCTTCCTGACGATGGTGTTGTCCACCTGTTCGTTTCGGGCGAGTCGATTCGTGTCCGCCTCATCCATCCTTGAGATCAGGGGATAGAGACCATCGGGGTCCGTGAAGCCCTTGCTCGGGTCTATGACTGGATTCTTCGGCAGTTGATACGGCTTCAGTCCGACATCGTCCTTCGCCTCCTCCAACTGAGACAAGACCTCTTCCTTCTTCGACTGAATGATCTGAGCGGTCAACCTTCGGCTCGTCTCGGCATCCACGAATGGAAAGCCCGTCTGCGGTATGTTCGGAACCGTTATTGACACCGTATTGATGCCACCGAGGGTGCCGAAGACCACAGGCTCCTGTGCGTTCAAACCGTCACGATAGAAGCCCACCACCCATGTACCCTGAAGGATGCCCGTTGGCGACCAACCTTTGCCTGACATGGATGCGCTGTTCGTCGGCATCACGACATGCGCCCACGGGAGATCCTTGGTCGGGATCTCCGACTTGTCATCGGTATGCCAACCCAGGATACGAACACGGACACGACCGACCTTCAGGGGGTCATAGATGTCCTCGACCACACCCTGCCACCAAATGAAGCCGTTCTTGCCGAGGAAGTCGGGACGGATGGGCTCATGGTTGTGCATTTCAGTTCTCCACCGCAAGTTCGGGCTTCTTGAAGTCGGTGATCGGCTCGGGAAGCGAGTCACGGGATAGGGTCATGGTCATGGTGTGTTCCCTATCTGTGACCGTGTGCTTGACCGTGGTGACGAGATACCGACCGAGCATGTAGTCATCCTCGTACTTGTCAGCCTTCTTGGTTGATTCGGGAGCAGGGATCTTCAGTTCGATGATCTGACCCACCTTCACATTCGTGTCCCCGTGGCACTCGACTATGAGATTCACGGAATGAATCTGATTGAGTAGGGACTGCCTCAAAAGGACAGTCTCCTCGGGGTCGCTGTTCGACACGATCCCGTTGACCGTGTATGTCGTGTTTGGGTAGTACTTGAGGCTCGACTCCACAGCCTTGGAGTAATCGGTCTTCTCGGCGGGTAGGAGCGGGTACTGCTCGACATGGAGACCCTGCCTATAGAAGGACTCGTCGTAGTTGAAGTGGACCGTCTTCCAAGACTTGGTCACCATGTCGTGAGCAAGTATGGCTGACGAGAGCATGCCGAGGCTCTGCTGCTTGACCCTGTCCGAGATGTCCTCCACAGTCATAGCCATGATGTTCCGCAGTTCGGACTCCATCATCCTGTCGCCCGACACGCTTCGGAACCCCTGCACATAGTCCGTGTAGGTGAACTTGACGGGCTGACGCTTGAGCCTTGAGATCGGGACGAAGTGGTGACCGTCCGAGTTCTCGTAGAAGACATAGTCGCAGAGCGAGGTGTCGTACTTGGACCGAGCCCTGTGCGCCAACCAGTTGATCGTGTACAGCGGCGACCAATACGGTATGACATAGGATCGGTTGTCATATGTCTCCTCGACGGTCTTCAGGGGGATCCTGTCATCGTCGTTCGCCTCCTTGACCGCACCCATGGCAGCACCGAACGCAGCCGCAGGGACGGCAAGGAGGGGTCCACCCACGCCCCCGATCATGCCACCTGCAATCGCACCCTGAACCGCAGCCGACAGTATGCCGCTGTTCTCCTCGTCCGTCCGTGCGAGGTACTCAAGGAAGATGTTCTCCACCATCTTGGAAACGGGCATCTGCGAGAACGACTTCGACACCTTCTTCTGCATGCTCTTGATCGCATGGTCGGACATGAATTCAATCCTGACCATCTGCGTGAAGGGCTGCGCCGTCTGAACCTTGACCGAGATCTTGTAGGTTCGGAAGACCAACTTTACGAGAGGTGATCCCTTGTAGGGAGTCTTGTACTTGACCGTCAGCGTCTCGGCTCCGATGATCGGGAAGTGCTTGATCAGGTTCATACTGTCGATGAGCGTCACGCTCCCCGACATGCAGTTTGAGAAGATGTCCTCGTAGATAACGAAGTTCTGAAAGATGCCCCTGAGGCTCAGGTTGAAGCCCGTGTAGGAGCGGAGGGTGATCTCATCGATCACCACATCGCCAGGTCGCATCATCGTTTCGTCATCGATCTCGGGCATGGTGTCCTCAGAACAGGCTTCGGAAGTCCCTCAGAACAAGGTCGATGTACTCGGGGCGCATCACCCTGATGTTGCGCTTACCGTCGTTCACCCTCTCCTCATGGACTATGTTGGTCACGACCGTGGCGTTTCCGAGGTCATCCCCCACATCGTCCTCGCCCATCGGCAGGACCTCGGACCTCCCGAGTGCGTACTTGTCGATGAGCGGCACGGGATTGTCCTTGGCGGAGAACCAAGGCGAGATCTCCTCCTGCGCCGAGTTTTCAAATCGGTGCAAGGCATACCTGTTGTCATCCGTGATCCTTACGAGCGGCACGGTGATCGTCTTGCCTCGGGAGTTGACCGTTGTGATGTCCCTCGTCAGGGCTGTCCTGTCGGAGATGACGGCGGTGTGCCTAGCCGCCTCACCGACGAGCCTGAATGAACCGCTCACCGAGTTGACCACCACCTTGTAGAGATTGGGATCCCAAGAGACCACCTTTGCCGTGGCAACCACGGAGCCCGATGTGTCCTTCTGCTGGATCAAGTCCCCCTCGGCGAAGTGAGGCACCCTCCTGTCGAGGGGGCGTTCCTTGTCAAGATCCCATAGACCCACGGGATCGATGAAGAGTGCCTTGCCCGAGTAGGAAGCCTCCATGTGCTTCTCCATCTCGTTGATGCTCATCGGCCATGAGAAGAACGGGTCATGGACCTCGTTGAACAGGAGGATCAGCCAATGGTAGTCGGCTCGACCATAGACCCTGTATGCGATGGTCTCGGGTCTCTCTTCGTCCTCCACCGTGTACTCAAGGGCTGCGGAGGCAGCGTCACGGAGGGAGTCGAGGATCTTGCCACGGACGAGGATGTCCTTGACGATGGTCCTACCGCCCTCATCGTTCGGGTAAGCCACGCTAGGAAGGAAGTCGAAGTATCCCATGGTTCACCTCATGCGGTCGGAATGCCGATGACATCGATGCCAAACCTCTCACGGGTCAGGATCTCAAGTTCGCTGAAGGTCAGATCCAACTTCATCTTCGTGGGCGAGGCACCGATCTCATCCGACTCAAAGGTCGAGAAGACCGTCTCCTCTCCATAAGTGACCTTGATGTCCTTGAGGGCGCACTTGAAGATGTACGGCATGTATGTGTTGTTCTTCCCGTCCCCCTGTAGGAAGTAGATCTGAAACTCGGCGGGATAGTCGAGGAACCTTCCATTGCCCTCGGAACGCTTCGGGTGGGAGAAGAACTTGAGGATGTTCACGATCTCATGGCAGTTGAGCATCTCCTTACGGCTCTTCGGTAGGAATGTGTACCCGAAAGAGAACTCACGCCGCTTGACCTCCTTGAAGATGTGGAGGTTCATGGGATTGATGACCTGCCTCTGCTGCGCCGATGTGAACTTCCCGAGGGTTCCCGCTTCGATACCGACCTTACTCGCAAGATCGTCAAGCACCTTGAGGTTCGACATGGCGATCTTCTTGCCGATGTCCCGAGCCACCTCCGCATTGCCCTCAGCGAGAGCCTTCGGCAACTTGAGGATGTCCATCCCGCTCATGTTGGCATCTTCGTACTCAAACCCATATCCGAAACTCATGTTCGTGGGCATGTAGAGGTAGATCCTGTGCATGACGGGAGCGGTAGCCCCCGCAAGCCCCGTCTGCTCCTCCGTGTACGAGTCCCGTCCCAATCCCTGCCCCTGAAGGTTGCCCCCAACTAAGGCATCGGCAATGGTACTAACGAAGAGCCCCGCAGCACTAGCCGCACCTTGGAGGCCCGCACCGACGATGTCGCCGATGTCTGCTCCTCCCTCGCCCGACTCTGCCGTTTCCTGTGCGGCACCGATTGCTCGGGCTGAACTCTCACCTAGTCGCTTGAAGACCTCACGCTTGGTGGCGAGGTATGCGGGATTGTTGTCCCAAATCTCAATGCACATGGCGTTTTGATGGTCGGGGCTGCTCAGGATCTCAAGCGGATACTTGTAATGCTTCCTGTCCCGCATATCGCTACCACGGTCGTAGAGCCGACGCTCAAAGGCAGACCTCGACTTGCCGAGAAGCATGCCCTCAATCGCACGGATATCCTCGTATGTCCTGACGCTGCTGTATTCTCTTGCCATGGTGACCGTATTTAGCGGAAGCGGCTAAATAAGGAAACGGAGGACTCCGTCATAGCCACGGGTAAGTCATACAAGGGAAAGTTCAGACCGAAGCAGACGCAGAAGTACAGGGGCGACCCCAACATGTGCTTCTACCGTTCGCTGTGGGAGCGGAGGTTTATGACCTTCTGCGACGAGAACGACTCGGTGGTCGAGTGGTCATCCGAGGAAGTCATCGTCCCGTACATCTCCCCCCTCGACGGACGGAGGCACAGGTACTTCGTTGACTTTTGGGTTCGCATGAAGAAGCCCGATGGCACCGTCGAGGAGTCGCTCATAGAGGTCAAGCCGAAGAAGCAGACGGTGAAGCCCGAACAGCCCACCACGAAGAAGGTCACCAAGAGCAAGGTGACCGAGATCAGGAATTGGATGATCAACTCGGCGAAGTGGTCGGCTGCTAGGGACTACTGCGAGAACAGGGGTTGGAGTTTCCGCATCCTGACTGAAGAAAACATCTTCGGAAAGGTCAAGGGATGAGCAAGAAAGAAGCATCAAAAGTCTTGACCGCATTCGGTCGCTCGGGGATCAGACTGAGCGATCCGAAGGCGACCCAATGGCTTGCAAAGAATCTTTCCAAGATCAAGACGGGGATGCGGCAATCCTCGTTCATCGATTCCTCCAAGACGATCACAAAGAAGCGAGAACTGAGTCCTGGCAGGATGGTGTTCTACGCTTACGACCCGAAGACGCAGGATGAACTTCCTTTTTGGGACGCATTCCCCGTGGTCATCATCCTCCACCCCAAGCCGAACGGATTCCTCGGGCTGAACCTCCACTACCTCCCGCCGACCGTCCGTGCGGGGTTTCTAAACAACCTCATCAAGTTGGTGGATGACCCCAACTGGGCGGTCTACAACAACTACAAGGCACTCATCAAAGTGACCTACCCGATCCTGAAGGCGACCAAGAAGTTGAAGCCGTACCGTCCCTGCATCAAGCGGTACCTCTATCCCCACATCGTCAGCAACATCGCCTTCATCTCCTCCGCAGAGTGGAAGACCGTCCCGTTCTTCCCCATGGATGATTTCCAAGGAGCCTCTCGGGAGGATGTCTGGAAGTTGGCGAAATAGATACTGCCATGGGACTAGACTTCCGATCAGACCTACTTTCCGCACGGGCACGGTTCCAACAGGGATCGCAAGACAGCCCCGCACCGTCCTTCATGGACTACGCCTACGGGCGGCTGCGGGAGACGGGGTTCATGTCCGCCAACCGATGGTTGGTGATGATGTTCCCCAACGAGCGGGTCCGTAAGGCTATTGGCATGGAGTTCGTACCCGATGTCGCTCGACTCGCCACCACCTGCAAGTCGATGACGATCAACGACAAGAGTTGGTACACCACCGAAGAGAACTACATCACGGCAGGTGCGAACCGAGTCTTCCCGTACAAGAAGAACACCAACAACGGCTCGGGCATGCTGTTTCAGTTCAACTGCGGCTCCGACCTGTTTGAGAAGGAGTTCTTCGACGGGTGGTACTCCTACCTACAGAACCCCGTCACCAAGCAATGGAAGTTCTACGATGACTACGCTGGAGACAGCGAGGTCTACATCATGCTCCTCCCGAGGCATGTCAGGAACTTCGACATGGCTATGGAGGCGATGTATCAGGGAAAGATCACGGGTGTGCGCCTCACGGAGGTGTACCCATACAGGGTGAACATCAACGGAGGATCCCTGAACTACGGGTCATCCACCGAACCGATGACAATCGATGTCGGCATCATGTATCACGATATGGTTTCCCTGCAAGGGATCAACCTGACCTACACCAACACGCTTCCCACGATCACCGACACAGGCTTCCCCGTGATCGACAACAGTTCCAACGAGAAGATCCTGCGGCAGAGCCAATACAACCTCAACAAGGCTGTGAGCGGCTTCATCGTCGGAGGCATGCGTGAACGGGCGAACTTCGACCAAGTCCAAAGGAAGCAGCGTTCGATACTTGAGGCGTACTCCAAGCAGTTGGCTGAGTACAAGAATGAAGACTTCCCGAGGAGTGTCGATGGTAGGGTCGTGTACCAAACCCCACGCCAAGGCGGACTCGACCTCGGGCTGACCCTCCTCTCGCAGACCCAAGGGTTCTTCGGGGCGGGTTTCTTCGGATGAACATCTACAATATAGGAGATTGACAATGTCCCTCAGCGGAATCCTCGCATCAGTACCCAAGCATCAGACCACCCTCCCCCTCAGCGGGAAGAAGGTGGAATACCGTCCGTTCATCGTCAAGGAGGAGAAGATCCTCCTCATGGCGGCGGAGACCAAGAACGAGAAGAGCATCTACAGCGCAATCAGGGAGGTCGTGCTTTCCTGCACGGGAGGCAAGGTCGATGTGACCAAGATCCCCCTGCTCGACATGGAGTACCTGTTCCTGCAACTCCGCAGCCAATCGGTCGGGGAAACCACGAAGCCGATGGTCAAGTGCGAGAAGTGCGGCGGCGGCACCGAGTGCGAGGTCAACATCAAGGAACTCGTACCGCAATTTTCCCCAAACCACAAGAAGGTCATCCCCCTCGTCTCAGACATCAGCATCGTGATGCGATACCCGACCCTTGAGGACATCGACTCCATCGAAAACGGCTCGGATGTGGACAGGACATTCTCCCTGCTGACCAAGTGCATCGACAAGATCAACCAAGGGGAGACCGTGTACGACTGCTCCGAGATGGAGGAGTCGGAAATTCGTGAGTTCATCGAACAGATGACGCAGGATCAGTTCAGGAAACTGTTCGACTTCCTCGACACCATGCCGAAGATTGAGAAGTCCGTGCAGTTCATCTGCACCCATTGCAAGACCCCGAACGAGCATCTGCTCAAGGGGATCGCAAGTTTTTTCTCATAGCCTCCTCCCACGACAGCCTTCTGAACATGCTATCGGTCAACTTCGCCATGATGCAGCACTTCAACTACACGCTGACCGATCTTGAGGGCATGATGCCGTGGGAACGGAGGGTCTACATCGACCTCCTCATGCAGCACCTAAAGGATGAGAAGGAAAAGATGGAGTCGCTGAAGCATCAGCAACACCACTAGCAAGGAACGATCATGGCGGGAGAATCAACCAACAATCCGATGGGCTCGGGTGGAAATCCAGGCAGACCCCCTCTGAACGATCAGGGGATGGGTCAGCCCAATCCCGCCCCGCCGCCTCCTGCTAGTGCCCTTCCCGATCCGAGTGACATCACTCAGGCTTTCGATCAGTTCGTTGACAAGAACAACGAGTTGATGAAGACCGTCGAGCAACTCAACAAGTCTCTTGACCAAGCCATGGAGAAGGAAAAGGAAATCCGCACCAAGATGGCGGAGGCGTGGATCCGTGAGCAGAGGTTGCTCGTCAAGCGGGATAATGAACGGAAGAAGATAGAGGACGATTACAAGAAGTACCGAAAGGAAGACGGCACTTGGTATCAGAACACCAAGAGGATCAAAGAGGAGTACGACAAGAAACTCGCTGAAGCCTTGGAGCCTGTCAATTCGGAACTAGAGACTGCACAGAAAGAGATACTCCAACACGCCTCCACCCTTGAAGAGAGTAAAAGGATCCTTGAATCCGAGGCAAAGCAGCGGGAACAAACCATCGCCGAAATGAAGGAGATGTCCGAGAAGGTCAGCGAGTACAACCTTGGCGTTGGAATAGATCTTGAAACCGCCCTCGACAAATCGATGTTCGCCTTGGAGCATATCGGTGTCACCGTCTCCGAGATGGAAAAGAGGATCAGCGAGGAGACCTCAAAACTCACCGAACAAGGCATCTCTAAGATGAATGAGGAAGCCAACGCTGTGGCGGAGGCACTCAAGAATGCAAACCTCGCAAAGGCTCTGGAAGATGAGAAAGAAGCCTTTGAAGAGAAGATGAAACAGGATCGGAGGGAAGCCGAGGAAACAGAGGAAAACCGCAAGAAGGCTGCGGAATATGCCGCAGAGGACCTCGCAAAGAAGGGTGACGAGGCTGAGGGAGACATCTTGGCTGACAAGTTCCTCTCGCAAGGGGGCGTTGTTGGTCTATCTGCGATCAAGGATCAGATCGATGCCATCACCGAAGCGGAGATGAAGCGGTATTCGATTGAGAATCCCGATGCCACGCCCGAGGCTATCCGAGCCCACAAGGAGAAGTTCCTTGAGGGTCAGAAGACCGTGATGTATGTCGAGATGATGGCGAAAAACGAGAAAGAACTCAACGAGATCCGCAAGAAGCAGATTGAAACGATTATGAAGGAGAAGGGTGTGTCCCTCTCCGCAGCGACCTCAATTGCGAAGGCGAAGGGCGACACTCAGGAGATCAAGGACGCACAGAAGCGGCACAAGGAGACCATCGCAACCCTGATGCGCCTTGAGAAGGCGGAACTCGTCGCCATCAGCAACATGAAGCAGGAGAGCGTCAAGGCTGCGGAGCGTGAAGCCGAGGCTGCGAGCGACACCCCTGCGTGGGCGCAGAAGATGATCGATGCCTATGTCGAGCAGAGCGAGGCTCTGCGGGACATGTTCGGCGATCTCTTCAAGAAGGAGGACGGATGGTTCAAGACGATCATCCTCATCCTCGCCGTGGTCATCGGCGGCACGGTCGGATACATCTACACCTACATCCAAAAGGTCTTCGGTGTCCTGACCGCCATCACGAAGGGGATTCCAGGCATCGGTAGGCTCTTCTCAGGTATCGGCTCGGGCGTGGGCGGGTTCATGGGAAAGATCGGCTCGACATTCCTCTCCCTTGAGAAGGGTCTGTTGGGTATATCCAAGGCGATCCCGTTCGTGGGCAAGTTTCTTGGGTTCTTCCCTCGGATCCTACAGGCGATGAGGGTTGGATTCGGTCTCGCATCGAAGTTGTTCTTCCCACTACAGATCCTCATCTCGACCATCGATGGAATCATCGGTGCGTTCAAGGGCTTCAAGCAGATGGGACTCAAGGGTGCCATCATGGGTGCGGTGTCTCAGATCATCAGCGGTCTCACCTTCGGCATCCTCGACTTCCAAAAGATCTTCGACTTCCTCAATAGCACCCTCGGTCCCGTGTTTGAGACCTTGGCGAACTTTGCCAAGACCTCGTACAACATGATGGTCAAGCCGTTCATCGATGCCTTCAAGAACATTGTGGACATCTTCAACGGCAGCGGAAGCATGTTCTCAAAGGTTCTCAAGGCGGTCTACGAGGTGTTCTTCGCCACCGTCAAGTTCCTTGTCGGTCAGTTGATACAGAAGTTCGTGATGCTCCCCGTCCTCATCATCAAGGCGTTGTTCTATGTCTCCAAGTTCTTCTACTACGACCTCCCGAAGACCCTGTCGGAGTATCTGGTAGCAGGAGCGACATGGCTATGGGAATGGATCACAAGCGGTGTGTGGCTTGAAGACCTCCTCAGTTTCGGCGAGTGGCTCAATGACAAGTTGACCGATCTCTTTACGAGCATGCTCAACGCCGTTGCAGACACCCTCGGCGAGTTGCCGCTCATCGGCGGTGCAATCAAGGCTGCACTAGGCGGAGGAACACCCGAGGCTCCTCCCGAGGTGAAGAAGGCAAACGACATCTTTGAGGACAAGCAGCGAGGCTCGGTAGCCATACTGCCGCAGAGCCTTCCCTCGGCGGCTCCCATGACAACAGGAAACTTCGCAGCGGTGCCCATCGGTAGCGGTGGTGGCGGTGTGCAGTTCGCAGCCATGTCCATGCCTCAGGCTTTCCCTGCGGGGACGATCAACACGGCGGCGGCACAGACCTCCATGGCGCAGTATCAGGCAACAAGGCAGGACGCATCCATGATCAGCGCACCCACGACGAATGTCATCGGGGGCGGAGGTGGTGGCGGGGGATCCTCGGTCCTCATGTCGAGGACAAGCAGGAACAACGACCCCTCGTTCCGTGCCCTCCTGTTCCAAGAAGCACCCGCACTCTAAAAACGACCGACTCGGCTGTGTCGCCCGTTCCCATCCGTGGGTAAGGACAGCCGAGTCGGTCAGGCGACCACACGGTCGCTTGCTTGTAGGGAGACGGTCAGAGTTGGGGAGTTGCTCGGAGGAGTTTCCTTTCGGAAGGGATCCCGCTCCGACCGTCAGGCGACCACACGGTCGCTTTAGTCTTCGTCTTCCGTCAACTTTTTGAAGTACGAGAAGGTGGCGGATTCATCGTCATCGTCATCGGACTTCGCCGCCTTGGCGGGAGACTTCGACGGAGCCGAGGGCTTGCCGCCCAAGTCCGCAGCCTTCATCTTGCTGCGGAAGTCATCGGGATCCGCCGACTCGGCTCGGGTTGCGGCACCCTCCGAGACCCCGCCCTTGAGGACGGTGGTCAGTCGGCTCGACAGTTCTTCGTAGGACTTGAACTGATCGGGAGCGACGAAAGGAAGCAGCGGGTACTGCGTCTTCCACAGAGCCTCAAGACGCTTCTCGTCGCCGTCGAGGAGTGCGGACTGCGGTTGGAAAGAGGACTTCTCGTAGGAAACATAGCCGCTCTCACGGTGGGACTTCAACTTGAAGTTCGCCCCCTTCCACAAGTCGAATGGATTGAACTTCGGCTCGTCGGGGGCGGTGGGGTTCATCGCCTCCTGAACCTTGTCGAAGATCTTCTTCCCGAACTTGTAGAGAAACACCTTGCCGTCGTTGGACGGATTGGCGGGGTCGCTGATGACGAGGATGTTGCAGATGTAGGACATCTTGCGCTTCCTGTCACGGGCGATCTGCTTGTTGGCTTCGATGCCGCTGCCCCACAGTTCGTTGTTCGCCTCGCAGATCGGGCACTTCCTGCCGCTGAGGGTGGTCGGGCAGTTTTCGATCAGCCAACCGCCCTTGCCTTGGAATCCATGGCTGAAGATGCGAACCCACGGGATATCCTCGCCCTCAACAGGTGGGAGGAAGCGGATGAGTGCGTAGCCGTTGTCGCTCTTGTCTCTCGTCAGCGACCAAATGCGGTCATCGTCGTAGGACTGCTTGCTGCTGAGTTTCTGAATCTCGACCGAGAGACGGTCGATGGAGCCTTGGCTGTTCTTCTTGAGGTTTGCGAATCCTGACATGTCGTATCTCCTGTATTGCGTGTGTGAAGTGTGCGGAATGTACCGTGCCCGTATGCCTAGTCAAGGGGTAGCCGTGGTTTGCGCCCGCCCTTGATCATATTCCTGTCCTCAAACTCTGCCTTGAGCCGCTCCCGAAGTGGCTTGGTGACCAACTTGCTCACCGACTCGGGTTCGATCTCATATTTCTCGCATATCTCAAGGATCGCATCTATGAGGGATGCGTCCTTGCGCTTTCGGCAGATCTCCTCGACCTCCTTGGAGAAGGTCTCTTCGACTTTTAGTATCGACCCCATCAGCCGATCCCTTCATCGGAATCTTTGTCGGTAGCCTCAATCGGCATCGTGTCGATGGTCTCGACCCAACGGAGCATGCCCCTCTCAAACTCCTCGGTGGTCAGCAGGACGGCGACCTGCTCCCCCCTGTCGGTCATAAACCGTATGCAATGGAGTTTCTGCGGTGCCTCGTCCTCGGTCTCCTCGGGTTCCGACCGACCAAAGAGCCTACTGAGCCATTGCATGTTGAGCGTCCTCCCATGCCTTGTCCACGACCCCTTGGAGTTGGTCGAACTCGTTGTTGTTCCAATATTCCGTGATCGTGGCTCCGAGACCGCTTCGGTGGTTCGGTCGCTTCTCGATGAACTCCTGAACCGATCCATCGTCGCATGCGATGAGGACAACGAGTTGGTCGATCTTCTGGCTCGTCCGCTCCTGCCACATATAGGAGTACGCTGCCGCTTGGTGGAAGTAGTTCGTAATCCACTCCCTGCGCTTGGTCTTGCCCGAGGTTTTGAAATCGATGATCGACGGAACACCGTCGTAATCGCCAATGCAGTCGGTCCTTCCCGCAAGAAGGAGATCGTCAGACCACAGCGGGGCTTCGATTGCGTAGATCGACCCGATCCTGCCCAAGTACGGGAGGAGGGGGTCGAAGTGAAGACGCTGCTCGTCGGTGGTCGGCAGTTCCTTGTTGACGAGATAGTTCTCGACAACCGTGTGCAGCCTGTTCCCCCGTTCGATGGCGGCTTGCGAGGTGGCTGCGTTTTCGGGGTTCTCCCGCCACTTCTTCCACTTCTCGGCATCCTTGTGGTTGACCACCGTGGTGACGGACGGATACCACCGACCGTTGGTTGGGGATCGGTAGTACCTGCCCCCGCCGCCGATCTCAATGGATACGAGTCTCTTTGTTTCGTTTTGCATCAGTAGTCTTTCATTCGACTGCGGGGGTGGGCGGACTTGATCTTGCTGATCACTTCCTTGAAACCGCTGTCGGGGCGGCGGACACCTAGACGGACAGGATCAATTAGTACGGGTGCTGATGAGATGAACTGCGACACCTTGCCCTCGCCGCACTTTGGGCAGGGCTTCTTACAAGGCTTTCCCCGATCCTTGATCAGGTGAAACTCCTCAAAGGTGTGTTCGCACTTCTCGCAGCGGTAGTCGTAGTTCGGCATTGTGTAGACCTTGCTGTTGGGACTTCAAAGTTGCCCGTAGAACCTAATAGCCCACCACTTCCTCTTCACCCAATCGATGATCGATTCCTTGGTGGGAACGGGATCAGAGGCTTCTTCCTGTCCGCACACGGGCGTGGGCTCGGGCGCAGGTGCGCACACGGGCGTGGGCTCGGGCGCAGGTGCGCACACGGGCGTGGGCTCGGGCGCAGGGGACACCACAGGCTCAGGAGCCTTCGTGGACTTGGTCGTCTTCTTCACCTTGGATCGTGCCTTCTTGCTCATCATCCTCTCCCATTTCCCGACTGCCATCGACCGTGTCCGATCTGCTCGACATTCGATTCCTTCACCCAATAAGTCTCGGGACCCCAAGTGGAACTGTAGACCGTGACGAGGTACTGCTTGCCGTAGTTCGGATGGGTCTCCACCCTGCGGACAACTGCGGTCTTGCCCTCTTCCCTAAGCCAAACCTTCTGACGCTGCGTGTTGGTGTCCTTATCGCTGTCCATCACGATGCCTGTCTCCGAGCCCTGTATGTATGCCTACATAAAGGACGGAGAACCACATCATGCCCATGACAATGACTATTCCCGAAGTGCTGAAGCGCATCATGCAGGAGGCGAGGAGCAAGGAGGACATCGTCAGGATGCTCCGAGAGAACTCCAGCCACAGCCTCAGGCAGATCCTCTACTACGCCTTCCTCGACAAGAGCAAGTGGTACAGGAAAGATCTCCCCCAATACACCCCCGACACGGCACCCGATGGGTTGACGATGACCAACCTCTTCCAAGAATCGAAGCGGCTGTACATCTTCAAGGAGATCTACAAGTTGTCCCCCGAGCGGAAGGATCAACTCTTGATTCAGATCTTGGAATCCGTCCATCCGTCCGAAGCATCGGTCATCAAGGAAATCTTCGACGGAACCTTCGGTCGTGCCTACAGCCTCGACAAGAAGATCGTCCTTGAGGCGTTCCCTGATCTCGGCACTACTGTCCTGTCCTCGTGACGGACATTCCGTAGTCTGCGAGAAACCATGAATCTACGACATCGGATACGGGACTGCCGCAGTCCCTTCCTCCACCCAGTTCAGGCCGTAGATCGATTCCCGTCTTCTTCCCGAACGCCTCAACCATTGCGCACTTATCTGCATTTCCCTTGCCCGTGGCAAATTTCTTCAGGGATGTCGGGGCGATGACCGTGAAACGCAGACCGTTGTGCCACAACTTGTGCTTTAGCAGTCCGCAGTTCTCGCCGAGGTGAAACACCCGACCCTTGGCACCCATGGCGTAATCCTCAATCACGACGAGATCCGCACCCATGCACAGAGACAGAGCCCAGGACGAGATGGCGTTGAATCGTGCTTCCTGCGAGGAGTACTCGGGGTACGGATCTCCACGCCAAACCAAGTCACCAATCCTTCCCGTTCCCTCGTTTTTCTTGGTCGGACTGAGGAAGTAGGACACAGGAACGAAAAACTCCCCATCGACCCTGATGGTGAGGGCGGGGCAGGTCATGCTGTAGTCGATGCCGACGATCTTCACCCCGTATCTATTGACGGAAACCCAAAGAAAAGGTAATCTACCCGAATGAACATGGAGACCATCAAGCAGATGGTGGAGAACGATCTCAAGATCGACGGGACCGAACTCGGCGACGAGTCGATCCGAATCCCCATGCTGCACGGCAAGTTCCTCAACATCTTCCACGACGAGAGTCTCGTCCTCCGCAAGTTGGACTCCGACTACCGCATCCTGCGGAAGCAGAAGTGGGAATGGTTCAGCGGCAAGATGGACGAGGATCAACTCAAGGCACTCGGGTGGGAGCCCTTTGCCACCCGCATCCTGCGTCAGGACATGGACCTCTACATGGATGCCGATCCCGACCTCATCAGGCTCGGCTCCAAGATCGACCTACAGAGGGCGAAGGTCGAGTACCTCGACTCGGTCATCAAGGGGATCAACAACCGAAATTGGGTCATCCGCAACGCCATTGAGTGGCGAAAGTTTATGAGCGGGGTCTCATAAGTACCTAAGTCTCCTATGCCGTCGATTGAAGTCCGCAGCATGAACTCGGCGCACCTTCGTGTAATCACGGAGAACTCTGTCGCCTATGAGTTACAGGACTTCTTTACCCTAGAGGTTCCAGGTGCCAAGTTCACCCCCGCTTATCGGCGCAGGGTGTGGGACGGCAAGATCAGGCTGTTCAACGCCTACTCAGGACTTCTACCTGCGGGTCTGTTGAACTACCTCGCAACATTCTGCCGTGACCGTGGATACGAGATGCAGGTGGACTCGGCTGTGGCGCAGCCCGAGATCAAGTACGACTGCGACAAGGTCAAGGGGCTGATCGAAGCCCTGAAGCCTACCGCAGGAGGGCAACCCCTGTCGCCACACGACCATCAGGTCGAGGCTGTCTGCCATGCGCTCAACCAATCCCGATGCGTACTCCTGTCGCCCACCGCCTCGGGAAAGAGCCTCATCATCTACAGCCTGTGTAGGTATTACCAACAGGCTATCGCCCCCTCCAAGAAGATCCTCATCGTGGTGCCGACCATCTCGCTCGTCGCACAGATGTTCTCGGACTTCAAGGACTACTCCGAGACGGTCAAGTGGAATGCGGATGCGAACTGCCACCGCATCGTCGGCGGCGAGGAGAAACTGACCTCCAAGCAGATCGTGATCTCGACATGGCAGAGCATATACAAGTTGCCCCGTGAGTGGTTTGATAACTTTGAGGTCGTGATCGGCGACGAGGCTCACCTGTTCAAGGCGCAGAGCCTCAACAGCATTATGACCAAGTTGACGGAGTGTCCCTATCGGATCGCCCTCACGGGAACCCTAGACGGCTCCAAGACCCACAAGTTGGCTATTGAGGGTTTGTTCGGTCCCGTACACAGGGTCGTGACCACCAAGGAACTCATGGATCGCAACCTCCTCACTAGCCTGAGGATCGAATGCCTCATGCTTCGGTACCCCGCCGAGGTTCGTGAGTCGGTCTGTGGTCTCGACTACCAACATGAGATCGAATGGCTCGTCGGGTGTGAGAAGCGGAACGACTTCATCTCCTATCTCGCCGCAGCCACCCGAGGGAACACCCTTGTCCTCTTTCAATTCGTGGAGAAGCACGGAAAGCCCCTGTACGAGAGCATCAAGCGTTGCGCCGAGGGGCGGAATGTCTACTTCGTGGCAGGAGAGACCGAACTTGAGGAGCGTGAAGGGATCAGAGCCATCGTGGAGAAGGAAGAGAACGCCATCATCGTCGCCTCCTACGGGACATTCTCGACGGGCATCAACATCCGCAGTCTGAGGAATGTGATCTTTGCCTCTCCGAGCAAGTCGAGGATCCGTGTCCTACAGAGCATTGGTCGGCAGTTGAGGAAGAGTCAAGGCAAGCACATCGCCAAGTTGTACGACATCGCCGACGATCTTCATAAGGGCGAAACCTTGAACTACACCCTCAGGCACTTCCTCAAGCGTCTCAAGATCTACGAGTCCGAGCAGTTCATGTACAAGTTGGTCAAGATGCCCTTGGACATGAGGATCAAGAGACCCGAGGGAACCCTATGACTCAGATCTACCCAATCAGGATGGTGAGGCTGATGACAGGGGAGACCTTGATCGCAGGTGTAGGCAACGGAGGCAAGAACTCCTACATCCTTGAGAAGCCCATGCAGATGGCTCTCGTCACCGTGCAGTCGCAGGACAAGGACTCGGCTCCCGTGCAAGAGGTCAATGTCATGCTCAAGAACTGGATCGACTTCGCCGCCGAGGACTACATCATCGTGAAGAAGGACATTGTCATGTGCATCGTCAGACCCATCCAAGGAATCGTGTCCGACTACACACAGGCGAGGATCAACTCCGACATCATTGAGAACATGGGTTCCGTCGATGCTGTGAACGATGACATGGACGAAGGACCCGATGATGACATGATCGATCCCAATGAGGAAGGTCGTGAGGGTCGTGAGGGGAAGAGGGGATATGACGAGTTCCCAGGGTGGGGTGGTGACCCAAGGATGTGAATTTTCCCTTACAAAATTTTTGGAATCGGCTAAATACAATTGAGTCCAAGTTGATACCAGTAAGTTCCCTCTTGAAAGAAAGAGGAATAACCTAGTGAGATTGGGTAATGGGTAATGAGTCTTGAGATCTGAGTGTTGAGTCTTGGGTGTTGAGTCTAGGGTAAAAGAGTTACCACTAGGAATGAGTACCAAGAAACACTTACGAAGATGGTAAACCTGTTACCTAGTACTAGGAACCTAGTAAAACTAGTAGGGGAAAAGGCAGCAAACGAGGACACGGTTTCGTATCCTTCTTTTTCCCGTTTGTCACCTTATAGATTGCTCGTCCTGAGTCGATAACTACTTCACCTGCTAGGTGGAGTTATTGCGGATGAGCGACAAGCCACGGAAGGCTCAGAACCACTACATCAACAACGAGCGTTTCCTCAAGGAACTCTCCGCCTACCGAAAGGTCGCCATCAAGGCGAAGAAGAGCGGACAGAAGCCTCCTGGAGTCAACGACTACATTGGTCAATGCTTCCTCGACATCGCCAACAACTTGGCGAAGAAGCCCAACTTCGCCAACTACACCTACAGGGAGGAGATGATCTGCGACTCGGTCGAGAACTGCGTCATGTATGCGGCGAACTTCGATCCGAAGAAGTCGAGGAACCCCTTCGCATTCTTCACGCAGATCATCTACTACGCCTTCCTCAGGCGCATACAGCGTGAGAAGAAGCAGATGTATGTGAAGATGCGGGTGTTTGAGCAGAACGACCCCACGGGGAAGTTCCGTAACTGGATGGAGGACAAGGCGAAGGACTACACCGAGGGGACAAACCCATTCTCGGATTTCCTCGTACCCGAGGCTAATGTCGAGGCTCTCAAGCCGAAGAAGAGCCGCAGGGGCAGGAGGGGCGAGAACAAGCCCCCCTTGGACGATGTCATGGAGGGCAAGTGATCGCCGTCATCAACGACACCCACTTCGGGGCTCGGAACGACAGTCCCATCTTCCTCGACCACTTCCTCGGTTTCTTTGAGGAGGTGTTCTTTCCATACATCGAACGGCATGGGATCAATCAGATCCTACACCTCGGTGACTTCCTCGACAGGCGCAAGTTCGTCAACTTCCACACTCTCGGCGAGGTGCGGAAGAGGTTCCTCGACAGGCTGCGGGACATGGGTGTCCAAATGGACATCACCCTCGGCAACCACGATGTGTTCTTCAAGAACACCAACCGCCTCAACTCGGTGGTCGAACTCTTCAGCCTCTACCCGAACATCGTGATCCATGAGAGCCCCACGATGGTCTACCTCGACACCCTCCCCGTGGGGATCATCCCGTGGATCACCAAGGACAACGCCGAGGAGTGCCTGAAGTTCATACAGAACGCACCCGTGGGCATCCTCATGGGACACTTTGAGATCAACGGCTACGAGGTTCTCCGTGGGGTCGAGTACCACGAAGGCATGGATCCGAGGGCACTCTCCCGCTTCCAAGCGGTCTACAGCGGACACTTCCATTGCCGTCACAGCAAGGGCAACATCCACTACCTAGGGACGCAGTATCAGATGACCTTCGGGGATCTCGGAGAGCGCAAGGGCTTCCATGTATTCGACCCCGACACGCAGGTCATGGAGTTCGTGGAGAACCCGAGGTCGATGTTCCATCAGATCGACTACGACGATTCCAAGAACGACTACACGATCACGAACTGCAAGCCCTACGCCAACACCTTTGTTCGCATGATGGTCCACTCCAAGACGAGACCGATCATGTTCGACAACCTCCTCGACAGGCTCAACGAGTCCCCTGTCCACTCGGTCACCGTGGTGGACCAGACCGACAAGACGCAGGAGGAGGTCGAGAAGTCGGCGGTGGACATGAGCAAGGACACCCTCACCCTTATCTGCGACGAGATCGACGGGATGCAGGGGGTGGGTGACCCCGTCCGCCTCAAGACATTGGTGAGGGAGATCTACGCCGAGTCGATGCAGGGCTAAATACCCCCCATGCAGACCTTCGGCGAGTTCATCCGTGAATGGTCAACGGCTGTCGCCCGTGGGGGCGGGGGTCATGTGACCACGACCCTAGACCTCCGCACGGGGAAGCCCGAACGAGCCAAGAAGCCCTCCTACAGGGATGCGAGGAACCTCTCGCCCTCTAGGAAGCAGATAGCCAAGGAACGAGAGAAGACACCCTATTGGAGCGCAGGTGGAATCACCTGACCGAACTACGACATGAATCCCGTGAACATCCGACTCTTCCGTCTCACCTCGGGTGAGGAGATCCTCGCAGAGTGCAACATCGGCGACATCTCCTCGGACGAGAGGAACATCAGGTGCTACGAACTGAAGAACCCGATCATCATGCTCCCGATGGGGCAGGGCGAGATCGGTCTCGCACCTTGGATCCCGTACTGCGAGACGGGCAAGTTGATGATCCCCGAGACCTCGGTCCTCTTCAGGGCGGTGCCGAGGAAGAACCTCCGAGACCAATACACCTCCGCCGTGACGGGCATCGTCATCCCCGAGGCATCGGTCCCGCAGAACCTACGCCTGATCACCGAGTGATCACGCCATCCTGCTGAAGTTCCCACGCTTCACGAACTGCACCGTCCTGTCGAACTTGTCCTGAAGGATCTCCTTCGGCTTGTGGCTGATGACGAATGTGTTCGTTTCCTTGTCGAGTCCCCCGACGATGTCGAGGAAGGCATCGGTGCCTTGATCGTCAAGGCTTCCGTCGAGGATCTCGTCAAGGATCAGTATGTTCGTGGTGATGCTGTTCTTCATCGCCGCAATCCTTCTCCATGCGAAGAGGAGGGCGAGGTCGATCTTGCGCTTCTCTCCCTCGCTGAACGATGCGTAGGTGAACTCGTCCCTGTGCCTAGACCTGATGGTCTCGTTGAACTCCTCGTCAAGTTGGAACGCAACGAAGAAGTTCATCTTCGTCAGGTACTTGTTGATCGTGTCGTTGATGACGGGGATGTAGTTCTTGATGATGCGGCTCTTGATGCCGCTGTCCTTGAGCAGGGTGGCGGCTAGAGAGAGGTAGTGCTGCTCCTCGACCAAGTCACGCTTGGTGTCGAGTGACTCCTCCTCCGCCGTCACGGCATCGGCGAGGTCCTTCTCCGCCGTGCTTGCGACCGTTGGTTTCCTGCCGATCCCTGCGATCCGCTTCTCGGCGGCATCGACCTCGTTCGCCTTCCGCATGATCGCCGTGTTCAGTTCACGCACACGGGACACGACCTTTGAGATCTCGGTGAGTCGGCTGTCCGTCAAGGCGATGTGTCCATCGACCTCGCCGAGTGCTTTGTTGATCTCGTCCGTCCTCGACCGAGCCTTCGACAGGGCTGAGTCCCTGAAGCCTTGGTCGATTCTCTGTGTGCAGGTAGGGCAGGTGTCGTTCGTCTCGTAGAAAGCAATCTCCTTCCCGAGTGCGGAGACCCTCTTCGACATCTGCGACCGTATCTCCCCGAACTTGACCTTGGTGTTCCTCGCCGAGTCCTCGTCCTTGATGGAGTCCATGAGGTCGGACATCTCCTTGGAATGCTCGGCGGACTGCTCCCTGATGATGCGGATCTCCTCCCTCGCCTTGGCGATCTCCTCCGCCTCCCACGCATCGTCATGCTCCTGACGCTTCCTGTCCTCCTCGACCATCCGCTTGAGGAGGGACACACGCTCACGGGCGACCGACACCGCCGCCTCGGCATGTTGCAACTCCTCCTTGTTCACGCTGATCCTCTCCTTCAGTTGCGCATTCATCGTGGAGAACACGCCGATGTCGAGGATGGACTCGACCACGGATCTGCGCTCGGCTGCGGGTAGGCGCATGAACGGGATGTAGTTTGCGGACCCGAGGATCACGACCTGACAGAACGACTTGTAGTTCATGTCGAGGATTGTCTCCTCAAGCATGCGCTGATAGTCCCTCGCCTTGGAGTCTTGGTCGATCAACTTGCCGTTCGACCACACCTCAAAGACCTTGGGCGACTGCCCACGGACCACCTTGTAGTCGGTGCTTCCGTCCGTGAAGTGAACCTCCACGACGCAGTCCTTCTCGTTGATCGAAGAGACGAGTTGCGGGAGGTTTACGGAGCGGTAGGGTTTGTTGAAAAGAACGAAGCAGAGAGCATCCAACATTGTGGACTTCCCTGCTCCGTTCTCGCCGAGTACCAAGGTGGTCTCGGTTTTGTCCAACTGCATTTCGCTGTAGATGTTCCCCGTGGAGAGGAAGTTCTTCCAGCGAATCTTCTTGAACTTGATCACGGGGCATCCATTACGAAAAGTTTGTGGTCACTTGTTCCAAGGCAACTTGGTCTTGATCCAAGACCAGGTGGTCTTGATCCAAGACCAGAGCGGTGCGCCGAGGAACGCACCCGCCACGAAGGCGACGATGGCCCAACCGATTGCTTCCATGTGAGTACTCCTTTCTTCTCTCTATTTAGGCGTTCGACCTTCCCAACTGTTGCTTGAGGATCGCCGAGAAGCGCATGACTTCATCGACCGACTTGCCCTCGCATTCATTGGAATAGATGATTTCCGAGAGGACACGCTCCTTCTCGGTCTCCCGTATCGCCCTCTCGTATGCCTTCTTGCTGACCCTGTGTTCGTTCTCGTCGTGCAGGAAGGTGATGTCCTTGAGGCTCATCAGGTCATCCAACGACGATGGGGAGACTTCCTTACTCCTCAAGTCCTCGTAGTCGAGTATCTGCTTGGTGAAAGCCTGTGCGATGTCCCCGAGGGAACGGAGCATCTCGGTCGGGTTGTCCCCGTAGAGATCCACGGAGTTCTCCGTGACCCCGATGGGCTGTCCCTTATCGTCGTAGTAGACCTCATGCACACCATAGAAGGTGTGGAGCCTGTCGCCGACCTTCATGGTCTTGCGCACTACCCTGTGGTTCCACATAGATGCCCCCATGCGGTATCTATCCCCTGACCATTTTCGTCAGAAGCGGGCGATCTCTTGGTTCGCCTCACGCAGGATCACGACCTTGCCGTCGAAGAGGGCTCGGGTGGCTACGAGTTGATCTCCCGACAGGGTGTTCAGGTTCCTAGCGACCGAGACAATGTTCGCCCTCGCCGCCTTGGTCTTCTTGCAGGAGCAGGTGTTGGGATTGGTGAAGTTCTTCATCAGGGCGGTGAACAGCCCCGTTGTCCCGTGCGTCGATTGCTCGGCACCTCCACGGGACATGATGTGGTTGAACATCTCTTCGATGCTGTTGAACATGATCTCGTTCTCAGCCGACATCCTGATCTCCTGCCTCCATGAGGTGTCTGTCCAACGCACGGAATCCCGTGTATGCGAGTTGCGATCCGAAGAAGATGAGGGGCATCCACTCGTAGTCCTTCACCACAGCCGAGGCGATGATCGCCAGCCATGCACCGAGGCAGTACCTACAGGTGAGTAGGCTGACGAGGAAGCCGCCGTGGTTCACCTGCATGTACAGCGAGTAGGACATCTGCCAGTTTCTACTCTGCTGCTCCTTCTCGTAGTCCACCACATGGGTGATGAAGTTCAGCGTGGGCAGACGCTTGAGGTACGAGAACACGGCGTTCGTATCGAAGCCGATGTAGAGGATCATGGCGATCCATAGAATGCAGACGGCGACATCCACGATGACATCCATAGTGAAGAAAGACTCCCCGCTATTTAGCCTGTCGCCGTGAGGTCAACGATCTCGCACTTGTCTCCCGAGCATGCAAAAGTCTGATTGCCGACCGTATTGTCTTCCTTCTCGTACTTGGAGAGGAGGAGCCAATCGACATCCTTTGGCATCCTGTTGAGGAGTCCGTGGTACTCATCGACCGTGCAGTCCTGATAGGGTGCCTGTCGGTAGGAGTGGTCGGAGAACGGCAGGAACGAGATCCCGCTGATCTCATCAAAGTGCTTGTACACGAATGCGCCGACCTCCATCCACTCATGCTCCTTGACGGTCACGGTGATCGAAGGCTTGTGTTCGCACCAGTACCGCTGATAGGTCAGCCACAGGTCGAGATGCTCAAGTGCCGTCATGTCCTTGCGGTACACGGCATCATCGGGTGACTTCATCGGGAACGAGAAGACCGTGGTATGCTCGGGCTTCATCACATCGGCTTCGTGGGGGAAGCCGAGGTCCTTCATCATCACGCACAGGGGATCTTTGTTGTCGGCACGGACGGTGCGGATGTAGTAGGGAGCGTGGCGTGGGTGGATCCCCGAGGCGGCATCGGTCAACTGCGACACGGTTCCCGAGGGCTTGACGCAGGTGATCGCAGCCGAAGGATTGATCCCGATGGTCCGTGACCACTCAAGGTTTGTCTCGTTGGCGATCTTTTTCAGTTCCTCCTGACGCTGCATCAGGGTGTCCCTGTCGTAGTCGTAGAGCATCGGATTGTCGAGGATGCCCGTGAGGCTCACGCCGAGGAGACGCTCCTCCTCGCAGTTTTTGCGCCACTCCGAGGAGATATATTGGAAGTTGACGAGCGTGGACTGCATGGTCCCGAGGATCGTGGCGAGGCGGGTTTTCCTGCGAAGGTCCTCCATCGTGTCGGATTCCCGCACGATGATCTCGCTGAGGTTGCAGAACTCACGGTCACGGAGGATGATCTCCGAGCATGGATTCGTGCCGAACTCATGGTTCGGGCTTCGACGGTCTCCCAACTTGGCGACCGTCTTCTGCGCTGCGGCACGGTTGAAGATGCCACGCTCACCGCTCTTGGACTTGTAGAGGGAGACCCATTCCTCCATGAAGATGCCGATGTCGGGCTTCTCCTTGTAAGCAACGCTGTTGTTGGCGAGGGCTCTCTGCGGGTTCGCTTCCCACCATGCACCGCTCTTCGCATCCCTCATGCGCTCGTCCGTGAGGTTGGAGAGCGAGATGAGTGCCGAACGGCGCACACCACCGACCACCACAATCTCTGCCGTCTTGCAGACGATGTCGTGGCACTCGACCGAGGTCAACTTGCGACCCGCAGCCTTGCGGAAGGTCTCGACCGTGAACTGAAACAGGTCGTTCAGGGGACGGGGACCGCTTGCCCGACCGCCGAAGGTTTTGAGCCTCGCACCCACAGGACGAATCTTGGAGAGGTCCCACTTGGGGACTTGACCGACGAGGAGAAGGCTGATCAACTCACGGAACGCCTTAGCCCACCCCTGCTTGCTGTCGGCGACCACGATGGTCGTGTCGGTGTCCGAGAACTCCTCTGCGATGGTGGGCAACTTCTCTACGAACTGACGCTCGACGGAGAAGCCGACACCCGTGCCGCACATGAGGACATAAAGGATCTCATCGAACGCACGGACACGGTTGATGTGTGCATAGGAGCAGTTGTACCCTGCGATGTTGTCACGCCTGAGTGCCTCGCCCGCCGTCATCAGGCAGCGCATCGAAGGCATGACCTCAAGGTTGATGACAGCCTGTCGGAGTTCCTCACGGATCTCCTGTGGCAACGAGTACTTGTGATACTCCATGAGGTTTTCGTCGAAGAAGTCGAAGTAGCGGTCAACTGTCTCGACCCAAGTCTCCCTCCGACCCTTCTCGGGCAACCACCTGCTGTAGCGGCTGAGGTGGATGAACTGCTGATAGAGTGTGGGAAGACCGACGAGGTCGCTCATGGTAAATGCTCTCCTGAGATGCGGTGTATGTAGGGATATCGACCTCGACCGACTGTTCGGTAAGGCACGGACTCGCAAAATCAAATCGTTCGATCAGGTGCAGCAGGTGCAGAACGGGTCGAGCAGCGAGAGATAGGACTGATCTGGATTCTGTGGGTGCGGGACGCAGTCGTATGCGGGATCCATGTAGTAAGGTTCGGCGTCTGTCGCACAGATGGAGCAGGACACATCGAAATATGGATCGGAGCCACCGACTCCGCAGCCGATGTCCGCCAAAACCACCTTTTGGAGGGAGCCCGCTTGGTTGTTGCATCCCATGAATCCGATCAGTTGAGCGGCATGAGTCGATCCCCAAGTCATGTCGTGCGTCACCTCGTCAAGCACCGTCTTGAATCCCTTCCATCCACCTGTGGCGGTGCATCCCGTGTCCAAGAGGATGTTTGCGCTTCCTGCGATGTAGAGGTGCTTCCACTTATTCGCCGCATTCGCTGCGATGTACGAGGCACGGTCCCACAGGAACACCTGAGGAGCGGTGAATACCCTGTAGCCGAGGAGAGAACTGTACTCATTGAGGTAGTACGCATCGATGAAGGATTGGAGTCCATCTTCAAACGACTCAAGTTGCAACTGAACATTCGATACGCCTCCGACCGTTCCCGAGGGATCGGTCGAGAGCAGGGTTGACAACCTGCTTCTGAGGGTCGTGAATGTGCTTGCGATTGTCCCACCCGCACCAAGTATTGCCGACTCTGTGGTGTAAAAACCATCCGCAGCGACATACTCACGCCATGCCGAGTCGTATGCAGCCCAAACCATGGAATAGAGAGAGCATGTCGGGAGACCTACCGTTTCGTTGCGTCCCTTCCACTCTGCGTATGGGTTGAAGCATGAGAACGAGAAGTAACCCTGACCGACCGTGGTGGACGGCAGGTAGTGACCCGTTGCATCGTTGTCCACGACTGCATAGCAACCGCTGCCGAAACATGCGTTTGGATAGCAGGTCGGATCGTCGCCCTGATCAGGACCCGCACCTGTTGCGATCCTCGCTCCCCACAAGGGGCTTCCGAGGACATCGTCCGATGCAGGAAACTGTCGGGAGAGAGAACCCTCCATCTGACTCAGTCCGCTTGCGCCTGGATTGTCGATGATAGTGGGCACCAAGCAGTTGAATGTGGATGCTTCAGGTGAGAGGAAACCCGTGTAGCGGTATTTGTTTCTGCCCGAGAGAATCATCGTCCTATCGGGAACTGAATATGTGATGATCCTATTGCAAATCCTCGTATATCCGAACGCAGTCAGTCCTGCCGCCTGTTCGGGGGTGTTGTAATACCTTCTCGGGAACTCGTCAGAAATGTTGTTTGGATCACATCCGATCTTGGATGCGTAGTTTTCGGCATTTACCCTTGTACATGGGAAGGGCGAGTCGGATATATCCCCGAGGGTGATCCTCATAGTCATGGGTCCGCCTGGGAAAGTTCGGTCGGGATCGTAGGGGTCATCGACGGGCGTGTATACACCCGAGCATGCACAGCGAACCTTCATTGACTCGGGTTCACAAAACGATATCCATTCCCCCAATCCCCCATTCCCACTTGGGTCCCAAGACCAAGTGCAGACTATGACCGTGATCGTCCTCTCGCAGCATCCGTTCGGTGCAATACTCGGTTGATTTCCGTAACAGATGATGTTTCCATCATTGTCGTATACGGGATTTGGTGGATAGAGATCAGGACATACTGTCAGCATGCAAGCAAGATCGCAGCAGCAATAGTCGAGACATCCGAGCGTCTCTTCGATGGGACGAGGAATCAGTTTGTGCCAAGCAAAGCCCATGGTGCAGAGTGCCTTTCGTCAGTCGATGCTGAAGTTCGCAGCGGTCATTCCGTTGGCGACTTGGAAGCCCATCGTGAGTCCGCCGCTAGAGGTCTTGACACGCATGATGCTGAGGATGTCTATGCCGCCCGTGACACCGAGGAGAATCGGCTTCCTGCTGCCCCTCTCGGTGAGTACGCTTGCGGCGAACTCACCCGTGGTTCCGTTCGTGGTTTGGATGATGACGGCGATGGTCTCGGTGACCGTGCTGTCGGGGTGCCATCCGCTGCCCGTAGTGACCCTGAAGTTAGACTGCGGTGTCACCTTGTAGCGTTGGATGCTGCCGCCCGAGGCGTTGATCGTCAGGGTCGAGATCGATCCCATGTCCTGATACGGGGAACGCTCTGCGGGGGTGGTGAAGATGCCGTCATGCACCTCCATCGTGTAGCCGAGGCGAAGGTTGTCTCCCGTGATCGCCATTCGTGCGCTTGAACTCGCCGCACCGAAGGTAAGGGCGGTTCCATCAAACCTGAGGTTGTTGTTGCCCGATGCGCCGTAGGGGACAGCAGCGTCCACGAAGAGGACTTGTTGCGTCGTTCCGCCAACGGGGCCCGTGGTTCCCTTGATGTAGCCGAGAGTGATGTCTCCCGTCTGACCCGCAATCTGAGGTTCGGATGCACCCCTGTTGATGAACACGCCACGGAGGATTCCGTCAGAACCAACGGAGAAGCCCGTGACACCCGCACCCGTGAGACCCGCAACACCTTGAGATCCTACGGCTCCACGGTTTCCTGTGCGGAAATGAACCAAGGAGACCAACGATCCATCGGGTGGAAGATCGACAAGTGCGGTGTCGAGCGTTCCACCGAAACTCTTCGTTGCGATTCCGCTGCTGACTGTGTTGGTAAGTGTAGTGCCCTGCGTGAAAACCGACTCACCCGTCAGCGAGAAGGTACACCTGATGAAGATCGTTCCATCGGAAGAGTTGTCGGTGGAATCATCGAACCGACCGATGGCGGTGCCGTTCGTGGCACCACCTTGATCGATGTCGTTGATGAACAGCGTGTTGCTGCCTACCGTGTTAGAGGCAAAACCGATTACTCCGTTTGGGGGAAGATTACTTGTCGTGAATGTCGCCGTACTTGGATGGCGGAAGGTGTAGAGGAACCCGATGAATCCACCCGTTGCACCCGTTGCACCCGTTGCACCCGTTACGCCATCGGTTCCATTGGTTCCATTGGTTCCATTCGATCCAGCAGGACCCGTGGCACCCTGTCCTCCAATGATGGTGCCGCTAGCGATGTTCCAAACGCCGTTGTCCGCCTCATAGTTCCATACGAGGTTTCCGAAGGTGTATGCCTCGCCGTCAGAGGGATTCGGTGGGGGGCTGAAGACTGATGACATCTATGGTTCCTTGCTTGCTATTTAGGGGAAGGTGCCGCCGTCGATGGTGGCTTTCGACACGATCAGGGCTCTCCACCCCTCGGTGCTGTCGTATTGGTAGATCCTCTTCGTGGTCCTGTCGTAGACCATTCCGAAGTTGGTGAGGGCGTTGCTCACATCAAGGAAGAGCGTCCATGCGCTTCCGTTCCATTCAAGGATGTCGTTGTTCGCCGATCCCGAGATGCTGATGGGGGAACCTGCGACGATGATGTACTTGTCCCCGACCGAAGGATTCACGGGACTTGATGTGATGTAGCCCGTTCCGAGTATCCCCTTGACGGAGATGTCGGTATCCGTCACATGGGATAGGTGGTAGAAGTTCGACGGCGAGCCTTGCTCGACACGAACCGATCTTCCAATCTGCACCATGTTGGACGGTATCTCTACGGGCATGATTCACTCACGAAGACAGGAACTCAAAGGTGAAGACATCTGTGGTGAAGGTGTTGTCCGTTCGCATGACCTTGTACGGCTCGGTCCATCCACGGCTGTTGGTGTAGTTGATCGTGCTGATACCTCCCGCACCCGAGGCGAGCCCGTAGCCTTGGAGAGACATGCCTCCGACCACGGCGGCACCATTCAACTTGATCGGCGCAATGTTGGGATCATCGAAGAACAAGGCATCGTCGTGGAGCCTCGACGGGTATGCGATGTAGAGGTAGTAGCCCTCGGGGGTTTCGTAGGTGCTTTGCGTGACCGATGCGCTCCAACCGAGGATGGTCTCTGCGACGGGTTTGGTCGAGACATGGTCACGGTTCCACCATGCGGCGGTCATGCCGATGCCCGTTGCGCCTCCCGTGATCACCGCATCCGTGGTGAGACCGTAGAGGAAGTGGTTGCGGAAGTTGATGGTGATCTCATCGGTGTCGTTGCGAACCGTGGTGTCCGTATCCGCACCCGTGGCACTCAGCCTGATCGTGGTGCTGCGGTTGGATCCGCCCGTTCCTGAGATCGTTGCGCTGTGCAGCGTTCCCGCCAAGGTGTTCATCGCCGAAGTCGGGAAGAAGATCGGGAAGCCCGAGCCTTCGTCAGCGGGATCCACAAAGATGCTTGCGGTCGCTGGAGGACCGTTCCTGTAGGCTGCGGTGAATGTCGCACCCGATACGGTGCCGACACTTATGCTCGACCCACTCATCAACTGCGTCGATGCGAACGACGAGGACTTGCTGAACGAGGTGATGGCGAACTGGAAGTAGTCGGCGTTGAAGACATCGGGATAGAACAGGTAGTCGAAGGTCAGCGATCCGTCATCCTGTAGGAACATCACCTTCCTAGCGAGTCGGCTGAACGAGGTATTCACGGTCTCGGCGGTGTGAGTGATGCCCGTGTTCGGCTCAAAGGTCGCCGTGGTGAGATTGATATTTCCTGTGGCACCCGTGGCACCACGGTCTCCCGCCCGAGAGAAGGAGAGACTGACCAACTGACCTGTCGCACCAAAGTAGGTGTGGGCTGTGCCCGAGATCAGCGAACCCTTCACCTCGTAGACTGAGTTGGTGTACTCCCTGACCGACTCGACGGAGAAGACGAACGATCCCGTGAAGCCTGTGGGATCGGTGTATGGACTACCTCCACGGGCATATCGTGATTGAACGGTGATGTGACCCTTGACCGTGTTGTTGGTGCTGTCATCCCAACTTTCGATGAAGCCACTCCTGACACCGCCCAGGGCATCGATCTTCGACAGGTAGACACCCGTTCCACCCTCGTTCGCATAGAGTCGAGAACCTGCGCCTACTTGACCAAGGGTTTGGGTGTAACTGTACGGGATGCCGCCGACTTCGCCTGTAACACCCGTAGCACCCCTTGCATACCCGAGATTGAGATCGCCCGTGGTGCCATTCGGATTGATGAAGACCGCACGGATCGTTCCATCGGTGGCGACACGGAAACCCGTGACACCTGCACCCGTAGAACCCGTGGCACCCGTCGAACCCGTGGCACCCGTGTTACCTCGGACATACCCGAGGTTGAGGTCACCCGTGGTTCCATTCGGATTGATGAAGATCGCATGGAGAGAGCCATCCGAGGTTTCCACACGGAAGCCCGTGACACCTGCACCCGTCGAACCCGTGGCACCCGTGCCACCTGTGTTGCCTCGGACATTACCAATGACGAACTCGGAGGTGGTGCCATCCGCAAAGAGGTACTGCGCTACAAGGTCGTTACCCGAGAGCGAGACTCCCGTGATGCCTTGACCCGTGGGACCCGTTTCGCCCGTGGTGCCTCGGACATAACCGATGTCGAAGAGGGAACTCGTATTGCCGTTGAACAGGTATGCGCCTCGGAGCATGCCCGAGGACTGATCGACGGACACGCTCGTAAGGCTTGCACCCGTGATGCCCGTAGCACCCGTGGCACCCGTTGCACCCGTTCCACCTGTGACACCTGCGGCACCCGCCGTTCCCTGTATGCCCTGACCGACACCTGCGACACCCGTCTGAACCCATGCGTTTCCGAATCGGATGTAGTTCCTGAGGGGATCGTTGATAGGACCCGTTGCGACGAGAAGCCTGTCGCCCGTGTTGCCCGCACCCGAGAATCCTTGGGGGTACAGGGCGGAGGTTACGCCCGTTGCACCGTAGAAGTTCCGAGCCGTGCCTTGGGTCGTGCCATCGCCGAACTGAAGGAGGACATCTGACCCGAGGACGAGCCTTCGGGTCGTGTTGTTGAAGAGGAGCCCCGAGTTGCCCGTGAACGATCCGTTTACAGCCTTGAACTGAACGGACCAAGTCTCGCCCGCAGCACCCGTGACGGAGCCCGTGCCGAGTTCCTTCCACACCGTTCCGTCGTAGTAGTAGAACTTATTGTTCCACTTGTTGTAGACGAGAATGCCTTCGTTCGATTGGGCACGGGAAACATCAAGATGGAGACCATACCCTTCCGTGCGGCGTTCGATGATATCGCCGTTTGCGTAGTCAGCAACCGCATTTTGACCGAGACTGCTTTCCCAATCGATTGTGCTTGCGATGACAAACTTTTCACCGAAGGATGTCGCAGGAACATCATTGGCATCGATTGGACCCGAAGTCGAGTCCAATCCGATGATTGCAACGACCTTGAAATCGATGTCCGCCGCATCGATCAGGTGGAAGAAGTTCGCCGCACCGCTACCGAGGCGGTCATTGCGTCCCTGCTGCTTGAGAATTGCTGCGATGTCAATTGGCATCTTGGTTCCTTTTCCTTACCTCGCTGCGGTTTTCACAAACAGGGTCCCCGTACCCATCATGTTCTCCGACCTGTACACGAAATACGGATCGTTGAATCCCTCGGGGTTGGTCGAGGTGACCTCGGGAGTGCCCGTGATCATCATCTGACCTTGCAACGCCATCCCACCGTAACCTGCGTTATTTATGCTTTGCACGGAAACACCAAGTCTTGACGGATGTGCGAGATAGAGATACGAACCCGCAGAAACTTGGAGTTTGAAATCTTGACTCAACGACTCGCTCAGGGAGTAGTTTGTCAAGACGGTGTGAACCTGTCCTCCCGTGAGGCTCGACGCTCCCGTTGCACCCCATCGGATGTAGTTGGAGACCGTGATCGGGTAGTCGTAGTAGTCAGAGGAACCCGCAGATCCCGTCACTACGATGCGAAGGGTGATCGTGTCGCCGACCGTACCCGTCAATGTCTGACCCGAGAAGGTCACCGAGTCCATTGCGGAGGTCGGGAAGTAGACAGGGAACCCCGTTCCCTTGGTGGGATCCGTCAGGTAGATGCCACCCGTGCTTGGCACGACTCCACCCGCATAGGCGATGCTGATCGTCTCGGAGGAAAGGCTGTGGTTCGCCGACCCCTTCGGTATCGTCTGCTCTATTGTGGTCGAGAAGGAGTCGATCAGTAGGATCTGCGGTCCCGTAGGACCCGTGGCTCCCGTGGGACCCGCAGGACCGAGACCCGATGGGGTGAACAGGACCCAATCGCTGTTTGCTGTGCCACCGACGAGGGCGTAGAAGTTCTGATCCGCCCCGACATAGACCATCATGCCCTGTTCACGCCGCTGGTAGGAGATGTCGTTCCTAGCGGCGGTCGTTCCAACCGAGCGCAGACCACCCAATCCGTACTTGGGATCGGTCACGGGATAGGTGTCGAGGTCGCTTGTTGGTGCGATCTTTCCCGTTAGTGGTACTGTTCCCGTGATCGGCATGATTTAGATTCAGTATGAGTATGTCACGATGATGCTGAGGGCATCGTTGAGTTGGTTCGTGGTCCTGTAGACCTTGTATGTGGTCGAGAATCCATGTGTGTTCATCACGGATGCCGTGTAGTTCGGCTCCAATGCGACATCGAATCCTGCAAGGGTCATCTTGCTGATGTCGTAGTCATCGTGGATGAAGACATAGAAGTAGCCTCCGCTTGCCGTGGTGGTGGCGGCGGCGGTGGCGGATGATGTAGAGGCGAGGAGGGTCGTGCTTCCGTTCGACAGCGTTGATGGATCGGTGAGGGCGGCGTTCGTTGACTTGCCCCAGTAGAGCCTCGACCACCAACGCCTCGACTGAGATGTAGTGACGGGGTTCGTCCCCTCGTCCTGCTGTCCCGAGATCCCGAGGGTCAGGGTGTTCGCCCCTATGTTCGTGGAGCGGAATGCGGGATATGTGACGCTTGCCGTGTCAGCGGTCGGACTGCCGCCCGAGACGAGGTTGCCCGATGCGAAACCCGAGTAGTAGATGTAGAGGCTTCCGCTGACCCAGTTCTCGTCGGGACCGCCTGTCGCCCATGTGACGGTTCCCGCTCCGTTCCCTGCGGTCTGCCCCAACTCGTAGGTGGCGTTGAGTCCCGTCGAGAACGACGAGAACGACACGGGTTGGTATGGATAGAGGATCTGTTCTAGGATTTCGATGGCTGTAGTCCCCGAGGCGAAGGTCGTTCCTGCGGGGACTCCTTCGATGTCGGTTGCGAGGGTTGCGTCCGCCCTGCTCCATGTGGTCTCCGAGCCACCCGAGCCCGAGATGAGTACGGATTCGCCCGCCGTGCCGCCGACATACAACAGCCCATCGGCGATGTTGACCGCCATCTCGCCGTAGGTCAGACCTGCGGGTATGACATTCGGTTTTGCGGTGCGGCGGACCTTGAACAGGGGCATGGTGATATTTAGAGGGTGATGAAGGAACACCTCACGATCCACTCAAATGGATCAGGCTTCTCATGGATCTCCCATGAATCGGGCGAGAGCATGGATATGAGTTCTTCGATTCCCTCCCTGTCGTATCCCACCAATTGAATGGCGTTGATCCCGTCGAGTCGGTCGCTTCGGATTGCCGTGAAGACGATGTGTTTAGGGTGGAGGGAAAGGGCGGACATGAGGAGTTCCCGCATCGTCCTCCTGTTCGCCTCCTGATCCGAGCCGATGTTGAAGGTCACGGTGCCGAACAGGCACACGATGTCCCACCCCCGTTCGCCCGTGCGTGGGCGTGTGGGTGCGCCCGTGTGCGTGTGCGTGTGCGTGGGTGGGCACGGGCATAGGCGCAGGGAGTCCTCACGGATGTCCACCGCTTCGTAGTGGGTCTGATATCCGTTGCTGCGGAGCCATGTAAGTAGGTTGCATCGACCCGAGCCGATGTCGAGGAGGTTCATGGAACCAAGGTCGGGGATGCCGTGCAGCACCGAGAACCTGCGTTCGGTCTTCTCCTCTCCGTAGCCCGTGTAGGCGGCGGTCGGATAGTAGAAGTTCAGGTCACGGCTGTGTCGGGAACGAGACATCGAACGGATTGATGGTGTTCTGCGGGAGGTCACGCAGGGCTTGGCGGTATGCAGTCCAATCCGACTTCTCCTGCGTGGTCAGGGGTGCATCCGCAAGTTGGGTGAAGTCGCAAGCCTTGAGGTAGGAGTTACGGAGATTGCGTAGCCTCGTCCACTCTGCGTCGATCCGATCCTGCGAGTACGACATCGCCGACCAAGTGCGATTGACCACCTTGGCGTTGCCATCGACCGTGTCCTCGTAGGTGAGGGTCTGTGCCTTGGGGTCGTGGGAAGGCTGCGAACCCTCGACCACGGGATAGAAGGCGCAGCCGCCGTTCCCCGACCAACCGAGGTCAGCCAACTCATCGTCGGGGAGGTTGCACAGCCCCGAGATATTGCGCCACGATGCGGGGAGTTCGTCGTGGATCGTGACGATGGTGAGGTTGTCGAGTTCTGCGTATTTCATTCCAAGATCAGTTCCGTAACGACCCGTGACACCGAGCATTCCCATCAGAAGTTCTGTCCTGCGTTGGAGGCGAGCCAAGTTGTCCCGTAGTCATACGAGAGGAACGAGAAGACATCGAACTTGCCTCTCGTCGTGGTGAGAGTCGGTGCGGTTCCCGAAGGCCATTTGATTTGACCGTATTCGGTTGCACCCGTCTGCCATGTGATCGACCCAGATGCGGTTGCGCCCACGATGAGGGTGAACGAGTGAACCCGAGCAGGAGGGAATGTGGATGCCACCGAGGTATGCGGACTCGGACCCATGCCGAATCCCTCGCCGTTGTTCTGTACGAAGGCGGTGTATGCGCTGGTGATCGTGGCTTGTGCGGCCTTGCTCAGGACGATGACTCCCGTGCCCGAGTTGTACGAGACGGCGGTGCATCCCGTACTAGTGATGCCAGGTCCGAAGAGGAACTGACCCGCCGCAATCGTGCCATCTTGATTGAAGGTCGATGCCGTGGCACCCGTCAGACCAACGGTCGTGGTAACCGTAGCCCATGCGGTCGATGGAACCTTGATGGAGGGAAGGTTGGTGGCATTAGCGTAGCCTCCCAATATGCCCGAGTTGTCGCTTCCCTGTAGGTCGAGGTAGAAGGTATTGCCTCTCGTAAGATCAACATAGTACCTAGTGGGAGACTTGACATCGTTGATCTCCTTGCGAACCTGATATCCGAACACCTCGCCGAAGTCCTTGAAGGTGGCATCCTTCAGAAGGTTCTTGTCCGTTCCGAGGCTCATGTTGTAGGTGAATGTCGCTCCCGTTGCCGCAAGGGCACCCGTGATGCTGACCGCAGCACCGAAGGTCGCTCCCGTGGACACAAAGAGGTTCGCCGTGGTCAGTCCCTCTGAGAAGTTCGCACGGTTGTTGAAGGTCGCACCCGTGGACACAAAGAGGTTCGCCGTGGTCAGTCCCGAAGGGAAGTTTGCACGGCTGCTGAAGGTCGCTCCTGCGGCGACGATGAGGGAATTGCCCGAGATGCCTCCATTGACGCAGAGAGCCATGCTCGGAGTCGTATCGTTGATGCCGACCCTGTTATTCGTATCATCGACATAGAGGACACCTCCTGCAATGTTGACGAAGGTCACGGGGTCGATGACGATGCCGCCCGATGCGCTTGAGATGTTCACATTTCCGTCCAATGCGACGATGTCAATGTCCGTAGTCGCCGTGAACTTGATGTCGCCGCCCTGCGCTAAGAATGTGATGTCCGCAGCAGCATCGGTGCTGTTGTTGGAAAATGCGATATACGGCTTGGTGGGGAACTCTCCGTTTCCTCCCTGTCCCGCCACCACGACGAAGTTGTTGACCGCCTCGTATGAGACCGATCCTCCCGAGTAGACACCGCCTCCTTGGTTCACCTCGGGATGCGAGTTCATGTTTGAGACCCGCACGATGGTTCCTGCGTCGAATGTCGCACCCGCAGCCGATATCCCGTTCGGGAATCGCTGCAAACCCGTGAAGGTCTGACCTGTGTTGGTCACGGCGATGTTCGTGATCGCACCCGTGGCTCCGTTGACCGAGGACACGACTTCGTTGTTGTGTGCGAACGCACCCGAGATGTCCTTCGTCTGAGAGAGGGAGAGGACCGTTCCGCCGAGGTTCTTGAAGAACACCTTCTCGTCCGAGGTGTTGACAGCGAGTTCACCGAGGGAAAGATCTCCCGAGGAAGGAACATTGCCCGTGACCGACGAGTTGTAGTGTTGGATGGTGCTTTCTTTAGCCATGGCCGAAGTCTTCTATTTAGAAGGTTCCTCCTGATACGGTGCCGATGAACAGGTTTGCATTCACAGTCCCCGTGAAGGTCGCACCCGTTCCATTGATGTGTGGAATCGTCACATTGTCGGGGAGACCGATGGTGATCGTGGGACATGAGTTCGTAACATCAACCTCGTTGACGGTGCCCGTAATCGTGAGCGAGTTGCCCGAGCAGCCGTTGATGCTGCCCACCACCTGTAGGGTTCCCGTCAGACCGTTGATGGTCTTGACGGTGTTCTGTTCGATATAGGCGAAAGCAGTCGCACCCTTGATGAGACCTTGGTCGTTGGCGATGATCCTTCCGAGGATGACATCAAATTCGATGGAGGAGGATCCACGGGTGGTGGATAGTTGGTTTTGTGACTTGGAAGGAACCGTGAAGAGATTGTCGTTGTCGAGGATCAGTTTGCTAATCGTCGCCCTCTTCGTCTTGATGAGGCTTGTTTCGCTTGCATCGTAGAAGAGAATCGAATCGGTCGAGAGGATCGTGGTTCCGCTCGGTGCAGCCGACAGGTTGCCGATGTCGAAATAAAGGAAGGAGACTCCGCCATTTGCATCGGCGGAGACACCCAAGCCGCTATACGGAGAGTTGAATGCGCTAGGGCAGTAGCAAGATCCACCACCGAAGTCAGCCAGCCAACCGCAGTCCGCTGCTTCACAGGTTCCTTGGGTGGTGTACTGTGAGCAATTGCATCCTCCACCGCCACCTCCATTGCATTGACTGAAGGCGGCGAGACTGACGAGACCATCAGCATTCACCGTGAAGTCACGGCAGTTGAACATGGATACACCCGTAAGTCCTGTGGTCGGCGATGCCGTGTCATCCCACAGTTGAGTGATCCTATTCGTGAACCTGTTGTTGTCCTTACCGACAAGGGATCCACCGTCACCTGTGACCGTGATGTTTCCTGTGAGTCCGTTGAATCCCGTCACACCGATGTTCGTGACCGTTCTCGTATTTCCACTAGAGGAGATTGATATCCCTGAACCCGCTTGAATCGTGTTTCCCGTTGCCTGATATGCGGCAGCAAGGGTCACATGACCTGTGCTACCGACTGAGAAGTAAGTCGAGTTGAACGAGGCGACACCCGTGAGGGTAGCCGAAGCGTTCCTTACTGTGATACAAGAGTTGT